TGCATCCTGAGCTTTATCAGCAATAGCTAATTTGATAGCATTAGATATTTGAAGTTCTTTCAGCTCTAAATCATGCTTTTCTTTAGCTGCTTTATTATCGTTTTGAAGTGTTTCTATTTGCTTCTTTAAAGCTTCATTGTCTCCTGAATCTTTCTTAAGGTTTTCTAGCTGAGTTTCATGCGCCTTTACTGTAGTCTTTAGAGTGTTATTCTCTTTGCTTACAGTATCAAACCTTGTTTTCTCAACATACCCCTTAAGTTCTTCTTGTGAAGCTGTAGAAGCCTTTGTTGCCTGTTCCTCCGTAAGTCCTAATGCAATAAATTGTTCCTTTGTCATTTTCCTATCATCCTTTCTTTTATTTATTAAATAGTTTATAACGTCTTATTTAGGACAGATTTATATTGTTCAAATATCATATAATAAGTTTTACGCTATTCTCACAAAATGTTAAAATATAGTATAAAGGGGGTGAAATTTTTATGGTATACATAATCTCTTATGACTTAAATAAGCCAGGTCAAGATTACAACAAATTGTATGATAGAATTAGAACTTTAAACGACTACTATCATGTTCTTGACTCAACTTGGTTAGTCTCTACAAATAAGACTGCCAAAGAGGTCTATTCAGTGCTACAACCTGTTGGAGACACTAATGACAATATTCTTGTAATTCAAGTAACCTCAAATTATTGGGGTTGGCTACCACAAAAGGCTTGGGAATGGTTATCTTCAAAGTTTTAATGAACTAAAGTAAAAATTTTCATAAACCAATTTTATATTCCTATTCTTTAATTCATTTTCAACTTATATTTTGAGCATAATAAAAGCACCTACTATTTAATCTTAGTAAGTGCTTTTACATTATCTTTTCACCTTTTTGATATGCTTCCCTTGCCTGTTTTAACGTCATTTTATTTGGTCCTCGTAGAATATTTTCATCTTCTTTTGGTCCACTATTTTGCCATTCACAATTATCGCAAATATCAAACATATCCACTTCATATCCACATACTGGACACTTCATCTTTTATCACTCCTTATAGTCTCTTATTTGTTCCAACCAATACTCGTAACCTTCCTTAGGCTTAAATACAGTTGATATCTTACCATCCAATCTACCTATAGCAAAGTCATTAGTACTATTCCTATATTTAAAAATAAAACCTTCCTTACTAACAAATCCTTCTACATCTTTACTTAATGGAGCTACTAATAAATCTCTAGACATATTAAGATATTCTTCTGCTGTTATATTTCCATATTCATGAAGATGTTTTTCTATATGCTTATCAAACTTCTTTTGAGTTGAGAAGTCAGCCTTTAACCACTTCCTATTACTAAGTATATCACTTCTACCAGTATTTTCAATAACTGTTCTGTTTACTTCTCTTTCTGGAGCTCTCCTTAACTGCCTATTTTTATCTAGTATCTCTTTTAATTTTCCTTCTAATAATTTAATTTTCTTAGCTGCATCATTAACATTCTTTGCATCAACTGAGCCAGCTTCAACCCTTTTCCATTTTCTAAGCTGTCTTTCTAAGCTCCTTTGCTCTTGCTCTGCCTCATATAGCTCTACAGCTTTCTCGCCATCAGGAATAGTAGGAATTTGAGTCATACCTGGAAAATAAGTTATTAAACTATGTCTACAATTAGGATGTAATAGTCCTGATTTTATAGCTTCACTTAGTAATGCATACTGTTCATTTGCTTCCATAAATTCTTTGCTTGGATGACTAAATACATCATCAATTAGTACTTTCCCCTGCCAAGGCATACACATTTTACATGTATTAGCATGTGCAGAAACAACTACTAGATATATACCCCATTCATCTCTCTTTTTAGCTTCACCTAAGAATGTAGCTCTTTGAGATGCAGTTCTTAAACACATCTCTGCATATGAAGCAATATTTACCTGTTTACCATCTTTATAGGTTATACTGTTAATCCCCTTGTCTAGAAAATCCTTAGTAGCCATATCAATAGCATTATCTAAACTCTTAAATCCACCCTGCATATAGACTTGGCTTTTATATATTGTTTGCCTATACACATCATCCATCTTTCTAAGTACTGAGTATTGAGCTTTCTGTAGGTCCTGTTCTACTACCTTTTGGAGAGCTTCAAGCTTCTTTTCATTAACTCCAAAAAAGTCATTATCTGCAGGAGGCTTTCTTTCTCTGCCTAGTACTTTATCTATATGGCTAACAGTCATTTGATGTTGGGCTATATCGTTTGGCAATCCTAGTTCTGCATCTAACTTTATATCTTCTTTAAGACCAAAGAATTTCTTCACACGATCTAATAGTCGCTTGCTAAAACTAACAAATCTATTCTCACCTTTTCTAAAGCTATCCTTTAGTTGCTCATCTATTGCTTTTTGTATAGGCTTACTGTATGAATCTACAATACCTCTATTTCTTTTCCTATACTCTTCAATAGCCCTTAATTTACTTAACTGCCATTGCTCCCAACTAAAACCTTCCTTATCTTCTTCTATCTTATGAAAATAAAAAGCCTTACGCATACTAGAAATTAAATCAAGCTCCATTTGCTGAAATATCTCTCTAATATCATAAGACTTCTGTCTCTCTTTTTCCGCTGCATCCTTAATTGTTTGCTTATTTACATTCTTAAGTATATCTCCTAACTTAGAAGGTTTATTCTTCTTCGCCATCTGCATCAGCTCCTGGATCTATTTCTTCATCATCAGGTACTTTAGGTTCTTCTGCTTCTAAATATCCATTTTGTTCTTTAATAAGTTGAACTTCTTCTGCTTTTTCATCATCTGTCATAGTATCACCATATAACTCATTTACTACTTTTTCTATACTCATGATGCCATAGCTCTTAGCTTTTCCCACAGTTTCAACTACAGTATCAAAGCTTGGACTTGCATATTCTCCAAAACCTATTGTGACCTCATATTCTCCTGGGTTCTGTTCAAGAATTAAATCATTAACACCTAAGACTAGTTTTATTAACTCTGGAATTACTTCTGTTAAGGTATCAACTATTTTCCCTCTAGTGTATAGAGTAGTCTTTTCTTTTTCTCTTTGAGCTTCTGCATTATCTGTTTTCTTTAAATCAATACCTAAGGTAGCTGGGGAAATAATTCCCTGCAAACACATATCTATAGCATTAGAATAACTTTCAATAAAAGCTTGGTAGTTTATCTCTGCCTGTTTCATATCTATTTGGTTCTTAGCATCCTCTGAAAGACTTGAACCTATCTTTATAAACTTGTTATCAAATGAATTAGGCTTAAGTATTTCTCCAGTATCAGGATTTGTAGGTACTAAATCCTCGGGAATATATTTAACCACCCTTCCATCTCTAATAGCATCTATCCATTGACTTATAACTTCATCCAATAAATCAAAGCTATCTGATTTATTATCAAATACACTCTTACCTCTATTCTTAAACTTAGCTGATTTAAAAAACTTCATAGGAACGCCCATAATAAAATTACTAGTAAAAGTTATGTCCTTCAAAATAGCTGTTTCCCTTACTGCATTTAAATTAACTTCTTTCCCTGCTTCATCATAGAGCTTGTATCTTATATATCCCTTACCATAAGACTCTTCTAGTTTATAAATCTTATTCTCCACTACATACTCAGTATAGAATAAAATCTCCTGAAGCCTTCCACGATTATATTTATAATCTACTCTTTCCCCTGAATAAAACTCCATAATTGGGTACTTAGTTAAGTCTGTATCAACTGTTATCTTAAAAGCTCCATCACCTGCAACCAACGTTTCTGTTATAGATTCACCTAATAACTCATTAAACTTATTATCCTTGCTTATCTCTTTCCATAACTCATTAGATGCTTCGTTGTTTAGCTCAATCTTATCTAAATCGGCTATAACAATATCTGAAAGCTTATCTGTTATCATAGCAGGTAATCCAGAATGTATTTTTCTTATGTTTAAATCCTCACTTGGAACTGCAGCCCAAAACCTCGACCTAGCAACTGCATCTAATGCTGATTGTTTAAAAAACTGATCTAGTTCGCTAGGATCTCCACGATACCAAAGCCTATTCCTTAGAACATTGCCTTGATATGATAGAGGCTCTCTTATGGTTACAGTCTTATCTACTGCAGGTTTTATATTTAGTATTTTAATAGCTGCTTTAGTCACCATATCTTTTATCCATCCCACCTTTATTCCTCCTTATAGTCTCCTATCATCTTTTTAAATGGTATCCATGCATATTGACTAGAGTTAATTGTATGGTCATTAGCATCCTCAGGCTCGTACCTATCATCTTTCCAACTGTACACTTCTAACTCTCTTATGTGATTAACACATGTATCCACAACATAGTAATAAATCTTATTATTTGTATTAATCCATCCAAGCATCAAATGGATACGGTCAATTATAGTTATCTTCTTATAGGCATTAATAAAGTTATACATGTTTGGATTAGTTCTCTTGTACTTCTTAAGCTCCATGATTGTAGCCTGGTCTGCTGAATCTATAAATACATCTCTAGCAAAACCCCATTCTTTTCTATTCTTCTCTAAAAACTTTACATACTTAGGAGCTATATCAGAAGGAGCTAATGGTACAGTTAAGTCTTTGTTATTATAAACTTCTTCATCCAGTACAACACATTCTTTATTAGCTGTAATTCCTTGAAATATAAATGCAAAAGTATCAGGGCTTTCTTGGCTATAGGAAGTATCAAGACCTGCAGTAAACTGAATAAACTTCATTTTCTTAGCCTTATCTTTGATAATCACATTGTACTTTCTTTCAAAGTTAGGGAATATCAATCCTGTTGCTCTACCCCTTAACCCCAAGATTTTATTCTTGTATAGTTTAGTTCCCTTAGGAGCTGCAAGTTTCTTTTTCTCAATATCTTCCTCAGTCAAGGATGCATTATCATAAAAACTAAAAAACCAGTAAGTCCAATTCTTCTTGGCTTCACTGGTTAATTGCTCTAATATTTCTTTAGGTACATCTTTCTTGTATTTTTCTAGTGGTCTACTGCAGTTTATAAATTCTGAATAGATAGGTAAGTTAGGATCATCAGGATTAAGTGTTGCCATTAGGTAGTCATTACGTGTACTAACTTCTCTTACGAAGTCTATTGAAGCTGTGTTAATCTCATCTATCAGGACACAACCGAATTGAGAACCTAGAACCATTTCCCACTTAGAAACATTATCATAACCTAAGATATAAATAATCTTGTCCTCAGTGGCTGTATGAAGGATTATGTGAGGTATCTTATTATTCTTATCTCCATTCCCTTTATACTCTACTAAGTCCCCAAATACATCTAAAAGACCATACTCTTTTTGGATGATATTTTTTTCTACAACGCCTGTTGTCTTACCTGCTATAACATGCATCTTCTTTTTAGACTTTGCAACCTTAAGTATGAACTTAACAATACCTACTGTGGTCTTTCCTGCTGCTGTAGTCCCTTCTAAGAACTCTACTGGCGCATTGTGTTTAAGAAAGTCTTTATACTTCTTAGAAAGCTTATATTCATTACTCATTATCTTCACCTAATTCATTAAGTAAAGAATCTAACTTAGCAGTAGAGTTTATACTTGCCTTAACTTCCAGCTTGTCAGTGAACAATCCTAAATGCTTTCCTAAGAGCTCTAAATTCTTTGTCTTGTCATAAAGTTTAATTTCTCTTTCTGTTATCTCTCCGCCATCCTCAGTAGGAATAGTCTTGACCTTTACAGAAGCAATTGCTGCAGTATCGTCTCTACTTGCTTCTTCTTTTACTGTTGCCTCATTTATATTTATAACATCTATAGCGTTAACAAACCCTAACCTAGCTAACTCCATCAATACTCTATCTGCATTAATACCAGTTCTCTTAGATCGCTCCGCTAGTGCTTCATCTACACACGCGCGAATATTAGGTTTCGTTAAGTTCTCACAGCCTATTTCTTTAGCTGTTTTTGCACTATATCCTGCTCTTATTGCTGCTTGAGTGGCATTTAAGTCCACTAAGTATTCTTCTACAAATCTTTGTTGTTTCGGTGTTAGTTTAGCCATTAATGCCACCTCCTTAATTTTGTGTATTAAAAAAGAGCCTATTAAAGGCTCTAAAGTTTCATTTTGATTCTTATCTATTTCTAAATACGAATCTAAAAGAATTATCCAATGTGCTCACATAATACTTATATGCATTTCTAGGTAATAGATTTTCTTCCACTTCTGTTATTGTTATTGGGAAGTTTAATTCTTCACCATCTCTAATTAATTGTAAGTTTAGGCTTATAGCATCTCTAAAATCAAATTGAAAGTCTATTACATTACAATCAAATACATTTCCATTTGATTCATCTCGTATTTCAACATTGCAATTATTATCAACACTCTCGGCTAATGATATAAGAAATGCCCCACATTCAGATTCAAACTCACTTAATATCCTTGCACTTTCAATATTGTACTCTTGTCTATTATTTAAATATGTATTCATTATTCCACCTTCTTTCTAGAAAATGTATTCTCTAAAAAAAAGGAAAATCCTTTTATTTTCGTTCGACTAAATTAGGTATTATACGACAAGAGTATCGAACAAAAAAAAGACACCCCTTCGAGTGTCTTCATGCAGTAACCACGTTTGTAAGTCCCTGATACTGCCAAATAAAAAGCACCTAAGGTTTACCCCTAAGTGCTTTTCACATATTTATACAAATACATTTTACCACGCTTGACATGTAAAGTAAATGTTAAACTGCCTTAATTCCATATAATTGTATAGAGAATTTTTTCAATGCTTTTCTTCTTTTATCATTCAAAGTAGGTCTTGTAACATTCAACTCTCTAGCTATCTCAGTATCAGTTCTTTCATTTTCTATGAAGGATAGTATCAATACTTTCCTATATTCTTCCTCAAGTTTATTTAATATTGCTGTAGATCTTGTTAATATCAAACTATTTTTTTGTAAAGCTTCAATATTTTTATCTCTTTCAAAAACTATATTACACAGTTTATCGTCAGGTAATTCTCCACCTCCACCATGTGGCATATCTGTAATTTGCATAGATTTTATTTCACTCAACTTAGAATTTAACTCTGTTATCTTGTATCTTAAATTTTCATTGGCTATCTTCAAGTCCTTATAATGCCTTAAAAACTCTTTAGCTTCATGTATATAGTTCACCTTAATCCCTCCTATCCTTTCCTGCTGCTTTGCATAACCCTAATGTAAGTAAAATACATATAACTACAATAACAGCTAGTACTATTTTCATTTAACTCACCTCTAATTTATCTATTAGATCTTCTACAAAGAAACATTCTTTATATCTAACTTTATTGTTATTGCCTAACACATTACAAAGAAACTGCCTATCGTTAATAACTTCTACCACCTGTACTCTAGTTTTAATTTTCTTCTCACCTTTTAGAGTTACTACTGTTGCCTTTTTACCTATATATTTTTCTAAATCATCTAGATTCAAACCTATTTTCACATTTCTCACATCCTTATAAAAAATCCCACAGAGCTACAAGATTAAGTGTAACAAAGGTTTTCTACACCTTCCTTTTTATTATTATTTTTTATTTGCCCTGTGGGTAAGGGGCTTATTTAGCTTTATTTCTTCTATTTTTGCTCCTAATCTTCTTTAGTTCATAAAAATCTATAAATCCATATTCATCACCATGTGTTAGGTTTCTAGCGACTATGGTTAATTTCAATTCTCTATAAATATCATTAAATAGCTTTATCTTTAAACTACCTTCTATAGTTAGCATTCCTTTTACATCTACATACTCAACACTTCCATCATTGTGATATATAGTAAAGTCTGGTGTATATGTTAGTGGTTTATATGTCTTGCCAAACTTCTTAAACCCTTCTCTTAGTACAAACTTAGGTTGTAATTCAAAATTATTTATCTCACCACGATATTTCCTTATCTTTAGTGCTTCATAGTACTTAGATTCATCTTTAGAATCAAATGTAATTCCATCTACTACAGTTTTATGACTTAAATACTTACTCATGGATCCACCTTCTTCTTTACATGGAGGGTTTTACCCCTCCACTTTCTTATGCAATTATTTCAATGTTTTCATTCTCTTTTAAGGCTTCTTTCAAATACTCCTTGATACCTAAGATAGCTTTATTTCTCCATGCTCCACCATCAGCTTCAAATAATGCAGCACTTGGACCTTCTTTCATTCTGAAAATGAATTTACTTTCAGGTTGTTCTATCTCAGGGAATGTTCTGAATGGTGCTAATGTTACTGGGTTTGGCACTTCTGCTTGTCCTAAACTTGCAACACCAGTTTTAATTGTTACAGCTTGGCTTACTCCATTGTCTCCTATGCTCTTAACTGCATCATCTTGAACTAGACCAGTGTATTTAAGTAACACTTTCTTATCATGTGCATCTACAAAGGAACTCTGCAGCATAATATTAAATCTCTCTGTATCTAGGAATCTCTCATATACCACATTGTTAGGAAGTATAGCTTCTGCTGATACATACTTTTCTCTATCCTTATCTACATTTAGGGGACTATATAAAGCTACTTCACTTGGAGACTTAACTTGAATTAATAGCTTTCCTTCTAAGTCATCTACGTTTGTTTTAATATAATCCACTAAACCAGTTAATGTTGATACCGTTAATTTTGATGCTGTAGGTTCTGTAATTCTTGTTAAACTAACCTTTGAAAATGTACCTTGTTCTAACTCAATTATTGGCTCCTTCTTTTCTCCTAATTCTACTAAATACTCTAAAGCTTCTTGTTCTATCATTTTTTATTCCACCTTTTATTTAATGTGCAAGGTTTAAGCCCCTTGCCATGGCTATATTAACTTTTTAATTATTTTACTAACTTAATACCTTCTAAGTTTATTGGTTCTCTTTCTTCTGCTGTGGTTAAAACTTCGCCTGTTTCTTGGTCAACCCTCATAACAGATTGTCCTGGTATCTGCTTTTTAAATTCACTTGCCATAATTCCTCCCTTGCCATCTGTACCCATAACTATAGTTGTGCTTAATGGTTTTGCAGGCTCTAACTTAGGTTTTGCAATTATATCTACTGCTGTTAACTCTCTATCCTCTCTAGCTGAAAACGTAAGTTCAATAGTTAACTTTCTTTTCTTCTTCCAGTCTGTATTAGGATCTGTTATATTTGCTAAAACCTCCTTTAATCCTATATTTACTTTTTCCGCAAATGCTCCATCTGCAAAGGTTTCTAGGTTTATCATATTTTCCATTTTTATCCTTCCTTTCACTTTATATTTATTATTAATTGATTATCAAATGATAATGTAATGGCATGACTATACTTAAACTAAAGGTCATTCCTCTAGGTATTAACTAACCTTTTCTGATTTACTGCTATCACATAGCTCTGGAAGATTGGCTTCAACTAATGCTTTTGCAAAAGGCGGAGGTACCGCATTTCCACACCTAGCTACTTGCTTAGTCTTAGGATACATTTTCCCAGTATAGTCATGATCTATAATATAATCCTCCGGGAATCCTTGAGCCGCAAAAAGTTCATGTGGTTCTAACATTCTTAATCCTATATCAACTATCTGATAGTCAACTTCCTTTATAGTTATAAGCCCAAACTTATCCTTGCTTGTAACTGTTCCTAATGGTTTATTTACATCTTGTCCAACATCATTTCCATAGTACTTAGTCAAAAATGATTGGGTTGCCTTATCTCCAAATACAGGCTTTCCGTAGTACTTTTTAAGATAGTCTTCAACTTCTTCATAATGGTTATTACACTCTTTATCTAATTTTATTTCTACTAGTGAATGGCATGGTCTAGCTGTTATAGTGTGTATTCCATCACTCATTCCACTTGCTACTGACCTGCTTTCCCCAGCATAGCTTTTTGATATAAAAGCACTTACAAGACCATACCTTGGAGAACTATCTAACGTCATAAGTGGTTCATCTATTCTTTGTCCTCTAACTCCATTTTTAGTTGTTTCTGTATGGTACTGAATTAATGTTGGAGTAATTAAACAGGCTTCTGCTTTACTCACTATAGTATTTAGTGGATCATGTATACTCCTTGACCTATCCTGTGTAAATCCTGTTTGACCTAAACTCATAATAAAAGGTTCTGGATTATTAAATACAAACTTCTCTAGTCCTTTAGCTATTCTTTTTAAGGTATTCTCTGCTAGTGGCTTACTTCTTTCAAATATGCTTTTACATGGAATACTCCAATCAATAATATCTGCAGCTGTTTTCCATGGTTTTAATAACCCGGCAACAACTTCTAAACTATTAGGATTACCATGAGTTGGCTCTGGCCATTTAATTTTCTTCCCATCACACCTGGCAATTAAGAAAAATCTTTTTCTTATTGTTGGGGCTCCATAATCACAAGCTTTTAACTCTCTATGATCTACAACATATCCTAATGATTCTAACTGCTCTTTCCACTTCTTAAATGTTTCACCTTTTTTACTTTTTACAGGTCTACCTTTCTTTAGTGGTCCCCATGTCTGAAACTCTTCCACATTCTCTAAAATTATTACTCTCGGTCTTACTTTACCTGCCCACTTTAATACTATCCACGCAAGTCCTCTGATTTTCTTTTCTACTGGTTTTCCTCCCTTTGCTTTAGAGAAGTGTTTGCAGTCTGGACTAAACCAAGCTAAAGCAACTTTATTGTCCCCTACAGCTTCCTTAGGATTTACCTCCCATACACTCTCGCAATAATGCTTGCTTGTAGGATGGTTAGCTTTATGCATTGCTATTGCATCAGGATCATGATTAATTGCTATATCTACACTTCTTCCTATAGCTAATTCTATTCCTGTTGAAGCTCCGCCACCTCCTGCAAAGCTATCTACTATAATCTCCATTTATCTCACTCCTTTCATAAACTTCAAAATATATTTTTGTCTTTTTCTTTATTCATCAGTATGATATAATTTATTTAGTGTCTTGAAGGGGACTAAAATTCTGGTGGAAGCAAAGTCTAACAGTAAAATCAAGGAGGTGGCGCTTATGATGATATCAAAATCGAAATCATTTTTTAAAGCATTCCAATTCAAAGGTTTTTCAATTAACTTAGGTTTTGTCAAATTCGACTTTGCATTTTGTTCCGCTTGAGGACACTATTTTTATTTAATTTTCTATTGGCTTTTCTAATATATCAGTCGGTTCTATTCCTAGATATTCACATATAGGCACTAAATTAATAGCTACTTGACTATATTGTAAATCGACTTTAATACCACCTTCACTCATATAATCAAACCCCATGATTTCAGTGAAATCATCTAGATCATAGTAATGTATCCATATTACTAATTCATCACTACGCCAATCTATTTCCTTGTCTTTGCAAAACTCTAATAATTTATTTTCTTCCACTATTAGCACCTCCTACACTCTCTTAAACTTACTACCATCACTATTAGCAGCTGTAAAAATTACTCTTGCTGATACATGAATATAATCCATAACCTTCATCTTTGCTCTTAAAAACTCTTTCTTCTCAGTTTTATTCAATCCTTGAAGTTCTATCTTATCTGCATATAATCTTAACTCGCTTAACCTGTCATACATTATCAATGCTATCTTGCTTAGTCTAAAGGCTCCTGAGCAATCCTCAGAGGTCAAGTCATTATATTGTTCCACTATATCCTTGCATATCTTTATATCCTGCGTTATGTCCATCTATGCACTTCCCTTTATTTCAATTTTCTTCTTACATAAAAGTTCCATACCATCTTTGTATCTGCTCTCTAATATAGATTTAGTAAAATCACTTGGAGCTACTATAAGAACTTCTTTAACTGTATCTTTAACCTCACATGGTTCTAACCAAGTTCGATATGAAGTTTCTCCATACTGTTTTAAAAACACTTCTTCAAATTGAGTTAGGTTAGATAGAGGTGAAAGAATTGGAGGTTCTTCTTCTCTTTCTTTTCCTTCTTTATCATTCTTATCTTTCTTTTCATTCTTGTTTGTGTATACCGTATGGTTCTTTTGTGGTATACCATATGGTTCTTCTATGGTACTTTTATGGTCTACTTCATGGTTCTTTTGTGGTTTTTCTACGGTTTTTTCATCTTCTGAAATGCCTTGATAATCGTTGTAATTACACACTTCTAAGGTGGTACCTTTTTTAGACTTTTTCAAAACAATCATTGAATCATTTTCTAACAGACTTAAGAACCTTCTTACAGTTGTTTTTGAAACACTCCACCGATCACATAATTTTAGTTCTGAGGTGTGAAAAGAACCTCTCTTTATCTCTAAAAGTTCATTACCTAAATTAATAGTTTTATCTTGATGGTTAGCTTGCAGAAGGATATCTAACCACCATTTTAGCTTTACTGGATCTTCCCATATCCAATGCTCTCTGATGTTTCTATAAAGTTTTATCCATCCTCCATCAGCCATTTAGAACCCCTCCAATTCTATCTCCAATCCTTTGTTTGCAATATATACTGGTTTCCCTGTAAGTCTTTCTATATCACTTTTAAACTTCTTAGCATTACTATTACTACTAGATAAATGTATTAACATTAAATTTCTAACTTTGCTTAAATCATTAGCTTTTAGAAACTCTTTTACATTCTCCAAACTAAAGTGAGATTTAATTAATCTATCTCTTAGTACTGGATGAATAACTTCATTCTCTAAGTTTTCTCTTAGAATATCCTCACTATAGTTACACTCAATCATAATGTGATTTACACCTTTAAACTTATATTTGCAGTAATAGCTATCTGTTATAAATAAAAGCTTTCCTATTTCCTTATGCTGTATTAAAAACCCTAGTGGTTCTGCTGCATCATGTTCAGCTTCAAAAGGTAGTATTGTAAAATTACCAACTTTAACTTGTTTCTCAGATTCAATAAAAGTCAATCTATAATAGGTTTCAATATAGCTTGATTCATTAGCTAAAGCTCTACATGTCCCTACACTTGAATAAACATCTATTCCGTTCTTTAATAATTCTCTTATAGCTTTAGAGTGGTCTTTATGCTCATGAGAGACTAAACACCCAACTACATTCTCTAACTTAAAATCTAAGCCTTTTAGAATAGCTTTATATGGTAGTCCACACTCTATAATTAATGTTTCATTTTCATTTTGGAGTAAGTAGCAGTTTCCACTACTACCACTCCCTAATACAGTTAGTTTCATATTAGAATCCTGGACCTTGTAATTTAGTTTGTTGAGGTTGCTCCTTTTCTTTATCTGCAGGTGTAGGATCTACATCTATTACATTGGCTTCTTCCTGAATATCAATTTCTTTCTTATTTGCATTTTCCTTAATTTCTTCTTTTACAACTTCGTCAGTATCTTCGATTATATCTTTGCTGTCATATAGCCCTGAGTAGTCTCTATTAAAAGCTTCTGCAAATACATCACTATCATCAGAGGTATTTACGTATTTTTTACAAGCTCTATTTATAACAGTTTTCAAAGCCATTTGATCAGTGAAGTTTTTATGCGCTCCGCTATTCCCTTTCATAGGGCCTTGATTCCATGCAGCTTTTATTTGATCTATAGTCATTATTTCTAAATGATTGTTTCCATCTTCTAACACGATATAGACATAAGCAGCCTTTATTTTAGCAATATTTATATTCTCTATTTTTTGCTCATGCTTCAAAATCTTTTTAGTTCCACTAGAAGGATCTATGGTATATTCAAATACATCATTCTCATACACTATATTTCCATTGACATCTTTTACCCCTTTCAATCTCTTAACCGCAACTTGTGATCCGAAATAACTTCTATCAAGGCAAAGCTCTGTTCCTCTAACAATAAAATAACATTGCTTTTTAGCAGGAGATAATCCTTGCAGAACCATATCATATAAAGATTGAACTATTGAATTTTTAGAACAAACTTCTAAAGCTGGTTTATAATTTTTATCTTGTACTCCTTGTAATAAAAGCCATGCGCTATTAATTGCATTCTGTGGAGAGTAATTCTTAGGAATTGTTATTTCTTGTTGTTTTTGTAAGGATGTAATTTTAGACATTACCGCATTTAGAGCTTCTTCCTTAACTAGCCCCATTGGGCTATTAGCTTGAGCTTGTAGTGCTTGTTGTTTATTTGCATTTTCCATTATATTTCCTCCTTATATTCTTCTATTTCATCTTTGTCATATTTAAAAGACTTACCGTCTTTCATGGATTCGTAAAATAAGTTTGCTACTGCATTTGCACAATCCTCACATAAAGTTATTTTGTTATATTCTTTGCCATTATCATCTGAGAAACTGTATTCTACAACAAAAGACATTTCTCTATTGCAATTATCACAACTATGCTTCTCTACTTTTTCAGGAATGTGCTTTATTTTTATCAAGAAACCTCACTTTCTAAATTTTCTATTTTTAAAGACTTATCTGTACTTACTATTAAATTAATTATTTGAGATTCTATATCTATTAGTTGGTTTACAGACTCTCTATTATCAATGAATATAGGCGCTTGTACATCATAGAAATTTGATAAAGCATTTATTATATCTAATCCAGCATTATATTGACTTGCTGTATTTGCATTACTGAAAGGTACTCCATCTATAAGAGCTTCACAACACTCATTGATTCCCCCATTAACTTGAGTTTCAAATAACTTAAACTTCACATACTTAAACTTTTCATTGATGCTACTTTCAAGAAGATTAACTTTAGTCTTTATAAATTCCTCACATAGATACTCTGTTTTCTCTAGATCTGCTATCAGTTGAGCTAATTTCTTTTCTTCATCTAAGAGCTCTGCTATTCTAGCTTTTATTTTTTCATTATTTTCTTTAGCTGCTAATTCCTTATTTATTTGCTCTAAATCTGCCTGTAATGATATCTTCTTATTCTTAAGTTCATGAACATCTTGACTAACTTCTGTAGGTTCATTAATCTTATTTTCTACTTCCTTAATCTCTTTTAAAGCCTTTTTATATTCTTCATTAGAATATAAATCTATTACTATAGAGAAGTTACTAAGTTGTTCTTCTAGTTCAAGTTTTAAACCCCTATTTTCTTCTATATCTTTTTCAATAGCTTTAATTAAGTTGTTATTCTTAACTACTCTTTCCTGATATTTTTCTAGCTCTTCTTTCTTCCTTTTACCTTCAAGGTTAATGTTAGCTAATTGCCTAGATATATTTTGATTGTGATTTTCTGCAAGCTCTTGACTTAAAGCTTCTATATTCTCAGGATCTAATGGTCTTTTACATGTAGGACATACAAACTTACTTTCATCAATTTCAAAAGGAGTATTTTGAACATTAATAAACTTTTCTCTTAGTTCATTTAATTCTTTTCCTATCCTATCTGAAATAATAGTATTGTTCTCAAGTTCTCTCTTAGCTGTATCTAAGTCTCTTTCAAGATTTATAAGTTTACTCTTAACTTCCCACTCTAATTTATTGTGTAAATCTAATTTAGGTTTCTCAGCTTTTCTCTTTTCAGAAAACTCAATATCCTTAAGCTTGGATTTTAATTTATATAGCTTGTCCTGGTATTGAAGCTTTTCTTCATTTACTTTACTTCCATCCATAAGCTTATTCTCTATGACATTAATTGCACTTGATATACTTCTTTTTTGAAACTCTAAAGCTTCAAAGTCATGTTCTGCTATAGAATTATTAAGTTCATCTACTCTGTAAGGTATTGATTTTTTATCTTCAACTAACTTTTTCTTTTTAGCTGCAGTAACTTTCTTAAGTTCATCTATATTATCTGAATCTGAGAAATTCTTAAGTCCTGCTAATTCAGCCTTTGAAGCAATTATTCTCTCGTTGGTTATATCACCTACTATTTTGAGAATAATTCCACGCCTATCTTGCCACTTCATATTAGTACTAAAGTACAAAGGATTAGTTATTAATTTAAAGATGTTTTCATCTATGATCTCATTGATTTTCTTCTTGTATTCACCCATCTTAGTAGGCACTTCATCAATGTAGTAACTTGTAACTGTTCCCTTGAGCTCACTTTCTATATCACCACGTTGCTTTACCCACTTCTCTTTTAAAAGCTTACTTAGCCTTATTTCTCTACCATCTATACTTAATAAAGCTTCTACTTCTGTTTCTAGCATGTGAACCACATTATTGTCTTCATCTAAAGGCTGAATATCAAACTTGCTTCTGTCTTGGCTATCTTTATCAAAAAGCAACCATGTGAAGCTATCAAAAATGGTAGTCTTTCCTGTTGCATTTTCTCCAAAGATATTAGTAACCTTTGAGAAGTTTATACTTAAGGCTGTTATTCCTTTAAAGTTCTTTAATTTAAGACTCTTTAAAACTATAATCATCTATATTTCCTCCAATTTATCTCTTATTAACTCTGGATCTATCTCTATATTTTCTCCAGTAGCTTCTTTATAAGGTTGTCCATCTTGAATGTTATATTTGAAACTTTTCTCTATATCTGTTATATTGTTATTGAATGATTTATTTGTTGTTGCTTCGGCAACTTCTTTTTTTATGCCGAAAATTTCTTTTGCTTTTCTTAGAGCTGCTTCTCTTTCTAACCCTTCTAAGGTTAATCTCTCTGCTTCTTTCGCAACTTCTAAATATAGTCTTAGAATATTACCCATAACTCCCTCCTAACCTTATGAAAATTATTAAAAATCCTTAATCCTTTAAAACTTGGTTTAATACTGTATTTTTGACATTGCGTTATATACTCATTTAGAATTTGTACTGGCATTGTCTCAACTCCTACCTTATAGTTACTTGATAAAAGAAATAGAACATTAGTAATATAGCTGCAAAACCTATGAAGAAATCGGCATTAGTTGTCTTGTACTTCATCTTTTTCTCCTTTCATAGCTTGTACCACTAAAATATCAACCTTCTCACTTACTTCTAATGTTCTAGGATCTAATGGTCCATACTTGACTACATACTCATTTAGTTTTTCTTTTAATGCCTTCATATAAACCTCCTTAGGCAATTCCATATTTAATTGCTAATTCTTTTATAATATTCACATATCCGTTTATTAGCTTTCTATCATCAGCAATTACATCCAAGTGATTAATCTTATCTATCTTATATTTTGGTGTTCCTTCAAGTGCCATCTTCTTTTGCTTATTTAGAAGCCTACTTTTAAGGCTTACCCCTAACTTTTCATCTAGGATTTTATAACTTTCCTCCCTTATAGGTTTTATATGTTCAAAACCTCCAAGCTTAGCAGCTATCTTATTTATTAAATCCGCTGTGTCTTTTCTCCATTGGGTTGGATTCATGGCAACTACTTCTCTTATCGCTCGTACCTCTTGTTTGGTTTCTTCTGCTCTATCAATTGCTTTTGTAGCATTGTAATTAGCTTCTGTAACCTGTTGTTTTAAATTCTTAATGCTTTGAGCTTGCATTATTATTAAATCTTCTATTGTTTTGGGTTCACTTTCCTTAACTCTGAAATAAGTTTCTTCTAACTGTTCGTACACTTCCCATGCTTCATCTGTATCAAGAATTTTTGCGTGCCTTGCTGCTCCTTTTTCTGTCCATAAAATCAGTGAGCTTGCATATTTTAGAGGTGACCCAATATCATTGGGTAAGCTATTTTTAAAATCTTTTAGCGCTTGTCCTTCTAATTTGAAATAATGCTTATCCTCTATAAATCTTGTATGATTGTTAGCGAAATTCATTTGAACATTTTTTTCTTCTGTACCAAACTCTTCTGCCAAAACTTTAGTTGTTATTATACGTTGTTTTTTAAATTCTAATGGTTTTAACTTATTCACTTTGAATCCTCCTTTACTTATTTGAAATTGTGTTGAGTTTTAGATTAAATCTAAATTCCTTATATTATCTAAATCACTAAGATCTTTTCCCTCATATTCAGATAAAAACCTATTAATTTCTGAATTTCTCACCTTTAAACTTTTAAACTTAAGTGTTTTTATTAGTCCTCTATTTATTAGTTCATAAGTTTGATTTCTGCTTATGTCTAATCTTTTAGCTACATCTGATACACTTAATAGATAATCTTCCATTCTTCTCACTCCTCTCAAAACTACATTTTTAAAGCTTTGAATATTTCATCAGTAGAACATTGATACACTTTGCTCATTCTACGAATTAAATCTCTTGATGGTTTCAAATGTCCCTGTTCAACCTTGTAAACCGTACTTCTGCTAACCCCTAATTTCTCAACTGCTTCCTCTAATTCAATTCCTGCATTTAATCTTTTAAGTCTTATAGGCGTTATTTTCATAATTATCACTTCCTCTCTTGTTTCAATCACCTTATGTATACATATTATCAGTATAACCGATATATATAAACCTTCATTTTATCATAAATACCGATAAATTTTCAATTTAAATCGGTATTACTTCTAATTTCTTTTATTTTCTCAAATTTACTATTGATTTTATCAGTAGTTATGATAAAATTATTATCAGAGGTGGTTCAAATGTTAGGCGACAAAATTAAAGAGTTAAGAAAAAGAAAAAAAATTACACAACAGAAATTGGCAGAAATTATAGGTGTAAGCCAATCTTCTATAGGAATGCTAGAGGGAAATAAACAAGGTGCTAGTAACGAAACTTTAGTTAAATTAGCAATTGCTTTAGATACTACTACTGATTACCTTTTATCTAATGATGAAAATAAAAGTATTGATACTTCCATTGGATTAAATAAAAGAGATAAAAAGGATATAAGTAGAGCTCTTAGCGAAACATTAGAACAACTTCAAGAGAACCAAGATGGTTTAATGTTCGATGGAGAACCTATTGATGAAGAGACTAAAGAATTATTAAGAATTAGTTTAGAGAATTCTATGAGATTAGCTAAACAAATAGCTAAAAATAAATTTACTCCAAAAAAACATAAAAAATAATAAGGGGAATTTATGAGGGAAAATATAGATGATAAAATAGAGAAATTGGTTAAAAAACATAAGACCAACAATCCTTTTGATATAGCTAAAGGGGAAAATATAATTATTTTTAAAGAGCCATTAGGCTCAATAAATGGGTATTACAATAAATTTGTTAGACAAAAGATGATACATGTAAATGAGGACTTAACATATTCTAAACAATTATTTACATGTGGTCACGAATTAGGACATGCCATATTTCATCCTAACGCAAACACACCTTTTTTAATAAATAATACTTTTTATTCTGTTGATAAACTAGAGAGACAAGCTAATTATTTTGCAGCAAAATTATTGATACCTGCTAACATATTATCCACGTATTATGGGTATACTCTTGAGCATATAGCTTGTGCTGAAAGCATTCCTCTTCCATTGCTAAAACTAAGGTTTAATGTAGAATGATTTTTAAATATAATGCTTATGCATTTATATATTTTTAACTCTAAAAGAACATACGTTTGCTAAAGGAGGTGATTTTATTGACTTTATGATAAAAACGTTAAAAGTATATAAAAAATAAGGAGATGATTGACTAATGCAGGGAAGTGTAAGAAAACGTGGTAAAACGTGGAGTTACTATTTTGATATTGGAATAGTAGATGGTAAAAGAACAAAGGTAGAAAAAGGAGGCTTTAAAACAAAAGGTGAAGCTAGTACTGCTTTACGAGAAGCTATACTAGATTATGAAACTACTGGCTATGTGGCTTCTAAAAAAATTACTTTTATTACAGTAGCGCTTACTTGGCTTGAAGAATATGTAAAGCCTTTGCGTAAAATAACAACTTATAATAGATACAAAGAGTTAATCAATAAGTATCTATCTAAAAGTATTGGTGGAATGAATGTTTCAGAAATTAATCCTACTCACATAGAAAAACTACTCATTGAAAATAAATCAAAGATAAGTGGTTCGACTTTACAAGGTATCTTTACTCTAATAAATACAATAATGAATAGAGCTCTAAAGTTAAGGCTTATAAAAGATAATCCTTGTAAGTATGTTGAAAGACCTCAAAGAGAAAAAGTTGAATCAGATACTTTGGCGGCTAATGAAATACAAATTTTATTAAGTTTATTAGATCTATCTGATGAATATGACTATATGTATTGGATGGCACTTCAAATAACATTAGAACTTGGGTTAAGAAGGGGTGAGCTAGCAGGCTTAGATTGGGATAATTGTGACTTTGAAAACAACATTTTAAAAATTAGAAACAATCTAATTTATTCAAATGGCCATACTTATATAGATAGCCTTAAAACTAGAGAAAGTAAACGAAATTTGTATATATCTGATGATTTAAAAGAAGTTTTAAAAGCTCTCCATGTTAAGCAAAAAAGCGACAAAATATTGTATGGTGAGTTTTATAAGAAAAATATTTTTAATGGTGTAGAATTTAACTTAATAATGAGATGGAAAGATGGACATTATATTCATCCTATGTACTATACAAATAAAACAAGAAAATTACTTTTAAAAAGCTCTATTGATAAAAATATTAGATTCCATGACTTAAGACATACAAATGCAACTCTACTTTTAAAAAGTGGAGTTAATATGAAAATTGTTCAAAAAAGACTAGGTCATTCAAATTATTCTACCACTGCAGATATTTATTCCCACGTTGATACTGAAATGCAAAAAGATGCTACCAAGAAAATCAAAAAACTTTTAGGTGGCAAAATGGTGGCAAAATAA